ATCACAGATGCTGAGATGGTGTTGGCACCCCCGATGGTCCCTAGGATGCTCGTGGCTACTAGGTTCCCCGTGTTGACATTGGAGGCTGTAATCACAGATGCCGAGATGGTGTTGGCACCCTTGATGGTCCCTAGGATGCTCGTAGATACCAGGTTACCTGTGTTGACATTGGAGGCTGTAATCACAGAGGCTGAGATGGTGTTGGATCCTTCGATGGGTCCCAGGATGCTGGAGGCTACCAAGTTACCAGTGTCCACATTGGAGGCGGTGATCACAGATGCTGATATGGTGTTGGATCCTTCTATGGGACCCAAGATGCTCGTGGCTACAACATTGGAGGCGGTGATCACAGATGCTGATATGGTGTTGGCTCCCCCAATGGAACCCAGGATGCTCGTGGCTACAACATTTCCAACAACAACATTGGAGGCGGTGATCACAGATGCTGAGATGGTGTTGGAACCCTCAATATTTCCATATACTTTCGTTCCACTCAAAGTATTGGCTGTCAGATTACCATACACCTTGACGTTTATGTCAGTCGTAGTCAGGGGTGTGAGAGTGGTCCCCGAGGCGTCACTGTGGGTGTAGCCAATCATGAACTCCTCCTCGTCCCCTCGGAACCCGAAGGCTACGTTGGATGTCGCCCGTCGCATGATGACACCGAGATCACTGGTGTCCAGTGGGTTATGGTTGCCCACGAGGATCAGCGGGTCGTCTACCGTCAGGTTATTCGCTGAGATTTGCGTGACGTTACCATAGGTCACGAGGTTGCCGTGGATGCTCACGTCGGCATCCACACGAAGAGTTCCGGTCGAGGGGGCCTGAATGGTCGAATCTGTAAGAACATTTCCATCCGTAACTATGGGAACGAATCCCACAGATAAATTATTCACCTTGAGAGCATTCGCGCTCAGCGTGTTTCCCACGACTATATTCCCCGTGGTGGTCAGGGCCGTACCACCGTTCGTGAGACTGAGACCGGCGGATGTGGTGCTGTTTCTGTTCGCTATATCATCTAGGGATAGACCCGTGAGAGAACTACCGTCTCCAAAATACTTTCCGGCGTCAATGTCACGGGATGTCTGGATCACGTTGGATGCATCTTTGTCCATGAAAAGTTTATCACTGATCGAAAATGTTTTGGTGGGTGCCGTGTTGTCTATCGCCATTCGATTAATCACTCTCATAGTGGACGTGCTTATTTGTCCAGTCACCTGCACCTGATTGGTGGCGTCCAGGGGGTTCAGGAGCACAGACGTGCCTATTTTCATTGAGTCTGCGTAGGATCTCCCGGACACCTTCAGATGGTACTCACCCGTGTTGCTCACGAACATGGTGTTGCTCACGGACAGTAAATGTTGAGGATTCGTGTTGGCTATACCCACGTTGCTAGTGGTGGTATTCCCCACATCGGTCACCTGTTGAAGACTGGGTACATTGAGCGCTTGACTCGCGGGAACTCCAGAGTTTATGACTTCTTTCGTCACCGCGTCGTACGTGAGGATAGACTGTTGATCCGTGTTGACCTGTCTGAGGGGGGTCATGTACACGGTTCCGGACCTCGAGGTGTCGATCTGTTCGTCTGAAGCGTTGAATACTATGGTGTTTTCTCCCTGATCATCCGTACAATTCTTCCCAAAACGGATCTTCGTCGACCGCTCGACGGTACTTAGATTCTTCACCATTTATTATAGGATTGTATTTTAATTCGCGTACATGAGACCCGCCATACCGTTATCTATGCGAAGGATGTTATAGTTGACGGCGTATATGGGATCCGTTATGGGCTTCGACTGACTGTGAATCTTGGCCGAGTCCAATCGACTGAAGTTGAGGGACCCAGTGGGTTGTAGAGAACTCGTGTTGAGACAGAAGCAGTACAAGAAAAAGTCTGGACTCGTCACGAAGTTTGTGTGATAATAGTTCATGACGTCTATGAAGTGCGGTTTGGCCCACTTGTACACCCCTATGTCCACGCTGTTGATGCTCAGCTTCACCTTGTTGTCCGTGGAGGTCAGAGCACCCCCGGTGGCCGTGTTGGAACACGCCAGATACTTGACGGGATGGTTGAAGGTGAGTTCCTGGACCAGCTCTCCCGAGGGGATACTCTTCTGCACCTGTGTGATGAGAATATTGTTGGGTCGCGAAGCGATGTTCCCACGCTCTTCATTGTCTAGGTAATAATAGTTGGCGTAGGCTTCCACGTTATAGTTGCCCGCGTCGGGACCCCAATGAATCCTGAGCTCCACGTTGTGGTACTGAAGGGCCACGAGTGGTATGGCCGACTGGGGACCTTCACAGAAGAAGAAGCGCAGGGGGTAAAAGTACGATCTGGCGCTCACACCGGGATGGGTCCCGTTGGAACTCTTGGAAACGTTCTGGGCGAAGGTATCTATGGCGATCTTCTCCGTGAAGACGGCATCTTGCGTGTCTACCACGTGTCCTCCTATGAGGAGTTCCACGTGATCCACGATGGTGTCCCATCGTTGTATGTCTAGCGCCTGAGACAGGTCGTCTAGGGTGAAGTACGTGTAGCCCAAGAGGTCACCACTTCTCTCGAACTTGATGGTGGACATGGAGTTACCTTTCACAGCCCCTTGAATCGTCTGTTTCTCGACGGACTGTGAAAAGTTGGAATGTCTCTTGAAGGTGGAACTGAAGAAAGAAATTTCGGGTTCACCCACGATATGTTCATCTTGGGCACCGATGGCTATGAGTTGAACTATTCCAGAGGACATTTATACTAATAGAGGTTAAAAAATATACAAACTAACGCCCTGACAGATTGGGTTTTTTACATACGAATCGAAGAATGAAATAATTATCGATGGTTCCCGGGACTGTATCACCATCCTGATTTCTTATGGTGAAGGACAACCGCCCGAGTTTCCTGATGGGTGTGATGTACTGCTGAACAACGGGGTAGTTGTCAGTAAAGTTAAAATTACCTGAACCATCACACAAGATGGTACCGAAAGACCGGTTCAGCCTCGAAGAACTTTCGAGGTCAGCGGTGGTCGGCTGACTGAAATTGGTATCCAGTTCATCCACGGAGATGTGACACACGTTGGAAGAGCTCGTGTGTATCTGCGCCGCCAGGAGACGAGCCTGCACGATGTTCTCCAGGGGTTGTTGAAGGTACACGGAGAATGTATTCTTACTCGCCTGACCCAACGTGTCGACGACTATCGTGTGATATTCGTGTTCGTAATCGGGGATTGTCGGTTGCGGAGAGGTCACGAGAGACATTTATATACACTCAGATTAAAACACCACCGATTCCACCGTCGATTTCGTAGCTGGCGTGGTCGCTCACGAGCTTCTGGCCACCGCAGATGCCATTCACGTCCATGGTGTAGTAATCGGATTCCTTGTTGGGGCCCGGGAGACACTCGGTGCTTCGGGGGAGGGTGAAGATGGAGGCGTCACTCTTGGTCTTGACGGTGATTTCCTTGGGCTGGTACAGGCTCATCTTGGGGTCCGCGGGGGTCGTCATGAACATGATGACCACGAGAAGGATGATGACCACGGCGATAGCGCTGAGGGTATTGCGGTTGGTGGTGTTAAGTTTCATTTATAGTGTGTCAACATTTTTTTTTATAAAGTGCGTTAAAGAGAAAAGAATAGTTTCATCATAGAGAGTAATGGACGGTGAAATCGTTCTCGACCGTGGTGACTCTCACATCATGAAACTTGACGAAAACGAACAAGCAGTCATGGATGAACTGCAGCTGAACTTCCCGAAGCCTCAGGTCATGAGCAGGGGGCGGCCCTCCCCTGGACCCCCGCCACAATCCTCGTACCAAGAGGACATAGGCGATTTCGCGAACCCCATGAAACAGAATGCACCTCCTCCACCTCAACAGGAGGACCCCATCGATTACGGGGAGGCTGAACCAGAAGAGGAACAGTACGAAGGAGCGTACGAGGCACCGGAGGAACAGCCTTCTCCTGGATACAAGACGATCGACGAGGAGAAGGCGGATCTGGTCAATAAACTGGGTCGGCTTGAGAAGAAGGGTTTCACGGTCAACAAGAGACTCAACGCCTACTCCCCGGTGGATGAGCTCAGGACGGAGGTGAAGCGCATCACGTACAGCATAGAGGTGGATAAGTCTGTGAAGTTTTCGAGGCGTATGCTCATCGCGTGTGTCACCGGTCTGGAGTTTTTGAACAAGCGGTATAACCCCTTCGATGTTCAGTTGGACGGGTGGTCCGAGAATGTGATGGAGAGCGTGGATGATTACGACGAGGTGTTCGAGGAACTGTACGTCAAGTACCGCACCAAGATGAAGATGGCGCCGGAGGTGAAGTTGATCATGATGTTGGGTGGTAGCGCGATGATGTTTCATCTGACCAACAGCATGTTCAAGTCTGTGATGCCCAATATGAACGATGTGATGAAGCAGAACCCCGATCTGATGCAGAACATGATGAGTGCGGTACAGAACACGATGGGGGGTGGGTCTGCTCCCCCGAGCGACGGACGCCACGAGATGAAGGGTCCCGGTCTGGACATCTCCAGCCTGATGGGCAACATCATGATGCCCCCAGCACCTCCCATGAACACCATGCAACCACAGTCGAGACCCGTGGTACCAGAGGAGGACGACGATGACATCTCGGACATCGTGTCGGAGGTGGGGGCAGAGGAACCAGAGGATGAGATCAAGGAGGTCAAGGTGACTCCAGCGAAGCCCAAGCGTGGTGGCCGGAAGAAGAAGGTTGAAATTAATTTGTGAGGCTACTATAAATGATAGGCTATTGTCCGATTGAGTTCGAGGAGACGCCTCCGCCTCCTATGAACCCCCCAGTAAAGCGTAAGATCGTGGTCGAGGAGCCCCTGGCCACCACGGAGTGTAATTATCTGGTGATGTTTTTCATCGTCGGTGTGATTGCCCTGGCGGCT